GCCTGAGCATCAGTATGTGCCGACAGGTATTCAGGCTCTGGACGACAAAATCCTTGGCCTGATGCAGGGTCACTTCACCGTGATCAAGGCACCTACAGGTATCGGTAAGACGGAGGTCATGCGCTATCTGGAATACAACATGCTTCAGCGGGGCGTCCCTATTGCTGCATGGCACTTGGAAGAGACTAAGCTGCGGAGCCTTCTCGGTCTTGTGTCGTATCACGTTAAGGACAATCTAACCCGCCGAGACCTGATTGACGAAAAGAATGCGGAGGATACTGTTATCAACGCCATCCAAGACCTGACAAAAGATGAGAACTTCTACCAGTTCTACCTTGCTGACGGTCAAGGGGCTGATGACCTCATCGAACAGATCAGGTTCTTTAGCCAAGCCGCTGGATGTAAGTTCGTGTTCTTCGAGCCTATTCAGGATGTGGTCGTTGGAACGTCAGAGGAAAGCAAAGAAGCTATGTTGGCTGACCTGTCTATCCGTCTGTCCAAACTGGCGGCAGAACTTAACGTGGGCATCGTGACTATCGCTCACACTAACGAGAATGGCGATCCTAAGTATTGCAAGATGATCGGGCAACGTGCTAGTGTCATCATCAATCTGGATCGTGACAAGGAATCGGACGACTTTGAGGAGCGGAACACGACATACCTGCGAGTAGAGAAAAACCGTCCCTGTTCTGAGGAAGGCTCTGCTGGCAAGATGCGGTTCAACTCTGATACGTTCACACTACGAGAGGTGATATGACTGTATTCGACATTGAAACTGACGGTCTTCTGGATGACCTGACCAAAATCCATGTGCTTGCCTATAGCTACGATGGGAAGGAGGTCTTTCATGTTGGTGACTATGATGCCATGCGGGAGTTCTTCGAGGAGCAAGAGGTTCTGGTGGGACACAATATCATCCGCTTCGATATCCCCGCAGTGGAAAAGGTGTTGGGCATCAAGATCAAGGCGCGTCTGGTGGATACTCTGGCACTGTCTTGGTATCTCAATCACGACCGTCCCAAGCATGGCCTTGAGGGCTACGGAGAGGACTATGGAGTGCCTAAGCCTGTCATCAAGGACTGGGATAACCTGACCTACGAAGAGTATGCTCACCGTTGCTCTGAGGACGTTAAGATCAACTCCCGTCTGTGGCGTGATCTGGACCTGAAACTCAACCGCCTCTACCAAGACCAAGAGGAAAAGGACCGCCTGATCAACTACCTCTCGTTCAAGCTGGACTGCGCTCGTGAGCAAGAAGCCCTACGGTGGAAATTGGATGTGGATCGCGCACAAGATGCCTACGACGAAATCATGCGCCTTAAGGAAGAGAAGGAAGAAGCACTAGCTGATGCAATGCCTAAGCGCATCCTGATGACTACCAAGACCCGGCCCAAAGTCATGCACAAGAAGGATGGGTCTCTGTCGTCACATGGTGAGCGTTGGGTAGAACTGTGCAAGCAACAGAAGATGCCTGAGACTACCCAGACCCTTACTGTCGTGTCTGGCGAAGAGCGGGCAAACCCTAACTCGGTTCAACAGGTCAAGGACTGGCTGTTTGGACTTGGATGGAAACCTCGGACCTTTAAATTCCTGCGCGACAAGAAGACTGGAGAAGAGCGTATGCTGGAACAGGTCCGTAAAGATGGAGAACTATGTGCAAGCGTTCTTGAGTTGGCTGAAGTGGACCCTGCTGTTCACCTCCTTGACGGTCTTACCGTTCTATCTCACCGGGCTGGTATTCTGAAATCCTTCCTAGAAAGTCACAAGGATGGATGGCTACAGGCAGAAGTTGCAGGGTTCACCAACACCCTCCGCTTCCGTCATGCAAAGCCCTTGGTCAATCTGCCGGGTGTAGATAAGCCTTGGGGCGATGTGATCCGTGGGGTGCTTACCTGCCCTGATGGTTACGTCCTGTCTGGTGCTGATATGACCTCTTTGGAGGATACGACCAAACGACACTACATGAAGCCCCTCGACCCTGAATATGTGGAAGAGATGTCTCGTGAAGGGTTCGATCCTCATCTCGACCTTGCTAAATTCGCAGGGGATGTCACACAGGAGGAGATTGACGCATACAACCGTGGGGAACGTCCTGACATCAAGGCTCTCCGCAAGGCGTATAAGGTGGTTAACTACAGCGCCACATACGGTGTAGGAGCGCCTAAGCTGGCCCGTGAGACGGGTAAGAGTGAGCGGGAGGCCAAGGCCCTTCTGGAAGCCTTCTGGAAGCGTAACTGGGCCATTGAGAGCGTTGCAAAGGGCCTTCGTGTTCGTGAGGTGAATGGTGGGATGTGGGTGCTGAACCCGGTCAGTAAGTTCTGGTATAGCCTTCGCAGCGACAAAGACAGGTTCTCTACTCTCAACCAAGGGACCGGGGTATTCTGCTTTGACAACTGGGTAGCACTCTGCCGTAAGAATGGCATCAAGACCATTGGCCAGTTCCACGACGAAATCATCGCCATAGTCAAGGAAGGAGAAGAGGAAGATACGGCCAAAAAGATGAAGTGGGCTGTAGAGAAACTGAACGAGAAACTGGGGCTGAACGTCCCCCTTGGCACTGATGTGCAATTCGGTCGGACGTATGCAGACATCCACTGATGAAACACTGTGTGTATCGGAATAGCAACACTTACGCAGACATTCACTAAAGATAGTGAAAAAACTGCTTGAGTTTTCCGAAAAAAGGTGCCTATAGTATATTACCAGCCGTTAAGAAAGGAACCCGACAATGGCTAAATACACGATGGATATGGTTCTTGAGTATGCAAAAGTCTTCCCCGAGAATGCTGATATGGGGAACCCTGATGGTCCTCGCGCGGCTCAAGCTATCCATGACAAGGGTGGGCAGTATATCGTAAATGCCTACTTCACCGACGAAGAGCAAATTGAGAAACTCTTGGCTGATGGACTTGACCCTGCCCCAATGAACTCGCAGCGTATTCTGGACGGTAACGCTGAGTTTGGTATCGGCAAGTTTATGAAGATGAAGCGACCTGTCCCCGACAACATCAAGACCTTCGAGAATAAGAACGGGACTGTTGAGGTCAACTACGGTGGTCCTGTTGGTGTCGTTAATCTGACTGAAGGCCCTGAGAACAAGCGTTGGTGGTCTTTTGAAGAGGATGGCGCTCTTGGTAATGGGACTAAGGCTAAGGTCCAGTTCGAGGTTTACTCTCGCGGTGCTGGTGTCCGTCTCGTTAACATTGGCGTGACTGAGCATGTGCCGTATGAAACTAACTACGAGCCTAACCCTGATGATGAACTCTTTAAAATGGATGAGGATGCAGCGTAATGCGTATGAGTATTGATTTCTACTTCGAAAAGGAGGTCGATGGTTTCGAGGGTAGCGCCAACTACTCTCGGGATGATGTAGATGACCTGTATACGATGGCTCAGATGATTACTGATGCAGTCCGAGGTGCTGGCTTCTCTTATGTCGTTAACACGGGGTTTGAGAAGGATGATGGCGAAGTGCTGTTTGGGGAGTTCTGATGCTAAACGGAAAAGTGCTGATCGACGGTGACATCATTGCCTACCGTGCAGCCTTTTCCACTCAGGACTTGCTTCCGAAAGATGCAGAGGAAAAGGTCGACGATCTAATCCACTACATTCTTTCGGAGACCCTGATGTTTCCTGCCCCTTCGGATTACAAGGTCTATCTGACAGGTAAGGACAACTTCAGGTTCGATATTGCAAAGTCATTTCCTTACAAGGGCAATCGTAAAGACAACGACAAGCCCATCCATTTCTACCATGTGCGTGAGTATCTAGTAGATGAGTGGGGTGCTATTGTGAGCAAGGGAGAAGAGGCAGACGATCTGATCGCTATTGAGGCTACTCGGCTTGGACCCGACACCGTTGTAGCTTCCGTAGATAAGGACATGCTTCAAATCCCTTGCAAGCACTTCAACTTTACCAATGGCAACTGGAATGATGTTTCTGAGTGGGAAGGTCTTAAGTTCTTCTATACGCAAATACTGACAGGGGATCGCGCAGACAATATCGTAGGTCTGTATCGCGTTGGGCCAGTCAAGGCGAAGAAGATGCTGGAAGGTTGTGAGACGGAAGAAGACCTGTGGCAACAAGTCCTCAAGGCTTACGACAACGACATAGACCGAGTAATAGAAAATGCTAGGCTGCTATGGCTTCGCAGGAGAGAAGGAGAACTATGGGAACCTCCAATGGCATAAAATATGGCTATCGGTCAGGGCTTGAGTCAAAGGTTTCCAAGCAACTGGAAGACTTGGGCGTAGACTTCGGATATGAAACCTTCAAGATCGAATACGAAGTGCATGAGTTCCGCAAGTATACGCCTGATTTCCTGCTCCCTAACGGCATTATTGTCGAGACAAAGGGGAGGTTCATAGCTGCTGATCGCAAGAAGCACCTGCTTATACAAAAACAACATCCAGACCTTGACATCCGCTTTGTGTTCTCTAACTCTAAAGCAAAGCTAAACAAAGGGGCCAAGTCCACATATGCTCAATGGTGCGAGAAACATGGCTTCCTTTACGCTGACAAGGAAATACCGCAGGAGTGGATAGATGAAGTTCCTAGCCGCAGTAAATGATCGACGCATCAAGAAGTCTGAGCCATACACCTTACAGGAGTTAGATACACATGAAAATTCGGGACGCATTTGGGCGACTATTGCTGAGTGTAAGCGAGAAGCTGAAGAACTTAGCAAACGCTATTGGAGTCTCGGGTTCTGGGATGGACGACACGGAAACTCAGAAGACCCTGATCTGGGGGGTCGTTGAAGGTCCAGTCCACATCTCAGAGTTCCCTGTCGAGGAAGTGTCTGGCTACGTCCAACCCGGCTATGAGTGGATGCTAGTGTGCAAGATCGAAGAGGGTGGCGCTATGGGGCTTGCTAACCTCTGGTATGAAACTATGGATGAGGCGTATGAAGTGAAGAAGTATTTCGACACCAACATCCAGCCCCTAGAATTGGAGAACTAAATGTCCACTGGCAAGAAAACTGTCGTAGTCTTCTCTTGCGCTCACACTGACCCTGACGTAGGGAATGAGCGTTTTGATTGGCTAGGCGAGTTCCTGTATGACATCAAACCTGATGCTGTGATTGACTTGGGTGATGGCGCTGATATGCGGTCGCTAAACTCCTACGACACTCGTTACCCTCAAGCAATCGTCAGTCAGAATTATGAAGAGGACATCAATAGCTACAATGAAGCAATGGAGCGTATGCGTTGGAAGTTCCGACACCACAAGCGTAAGCGTCCTTTCTATGTAGGGTTTGAAGGCAACCATGAAAACAGGATCAAAAAAGCCATTGCACACGATCCACGACTGGAGGGATCAAGATACGGGATATCCTTTGGGCATCTTCAAACGGACCAATGGTTCGATGAATACCACGAGTATGAAAATAGCGCCCCCGCTATCGCTGATTACTTTGGGGTATCATACGCTCATTTCTTTGCTTCTGGTAATTATGGGACAGCTACTTCTGGTCTTCACCATGCTTACACCCTACTCCAGAACAGGAACTACTCTTCTACTTGTGGTCACAGCCATAAGCGTTCTGTTTACTTTAAGGACTCTGCACATCCTAACCCGATCATTGGTATGGTGGTCGGCTGCTTCAAAGGGGCGGACGAAGGCTGGGCAGGACAAGCAAACAAGGAATGGTGGAAAGGTGTAGTCGTAAAGCGGGAAATGGAGAACGGCGTCTACGAGCCTGAGTTTGTTTCTATGGAAAGGTTGAAGGAGACCTATGGGTGATCCTAAAGTTGCAACTCCTATGAACATCCTTTAGTTGGAGGAGCCTAAGAGCGG